TTTACAACTGGAAGCATGATTGCTTTTATTTGTTACGAAGATGGCACATACCACATTGCTTCAAAAATGGGTGGTGCGGCTGACGCTACTACAGGTGCATTTTTATTTGCATCGTAATGGTTAATTATGTGGGTGAGAAACTTCAAGACTTTTTGATCTTGATACTCACCCACACCAATAAGGAGATAAAATTATGAGTTATAAAAGTGATGTAAAATCAGTTAGAGTTACAGCTACAGGAGCAGTCTTCGCTGGAAGAACTAGACTTAGAGGAATTATATTAGCATCTGATGGTGGCGGTGCTGGAACTATAATACTTCAAGACAATACGGATAGCACGAGTTTGTTTCAAGCTGATGTTCCTACTGGAGATGTTTTTTCAATGAATATTCCTGAAGATGGAATATTATTTCCAGGCGGAATGAAAGTTTCTACTATTACAAACATAGATGCAGCGACTTTATTGATTGACAAGTAAGAGGTTTAAATGGCTAATACTACCTCGGGAACAGTAATATTTGATAAAAATTTCGCTATCGATGAAATAATCGAAGAGGCGTATGAAAGAATTGGATTGCAAAGTGTGTCTGGTAATCAGATGCGTCAAGCAAGAAGATCTCTTAACATATTATTTCAAGAGTGGGGAAACAGAGGACTTCACTATTGGCAGATAGGAAATAATGATATTACATTAGTTGCTGATCAAGCAGTTTACACTATGTTTAGGTCAACAGGTGATGGCACATCTGATGCCACAGCTATCTATGGTGTTGATGATGTATTAGAGGCTGTGTACAGAAACTCATCAAATGTGGACACACCACTTACAAAAATTAATAGATCTACATACCAAGGTCTTTCCAATAAGACTTCTACAGGGACACCTTCTCAATATTATGTTCAAAGATTTATAGATAAAGTTACAATAACTTTATATTTAACACCAGGTAGTTCAGAAGCTGGTAATAAACTTAATTTTTATTTTGTTAAAAGAATACAAGATGTAGGTGATTATACTAACGCCACAGACGTGCCATATAGATTTGTGCCTTGTATGGTATCAGGATTAGCTTTTTATTTAGCACAAAAATTTAAGCCTGAATTATCACAACAAATGAAACTATATTACGAAGATGAATTACAAAGAGCTTTAGCTGAGGATGGATCTTCATCAAGTTCTTATATAACCCCTAAAACTTATTATCCAAATGTCTAATTTTGCAAAAGGTAAATACGCTAAATTCATATCTGATAGATCAGGAATGGAGTTTCCATATAAAGAAATGGTTCAAGAATGGAATGGTTCAAGAGTCCATATATCAGAGTTTGAACCAAAACAACCACAATTAGAGCCAAGAGCACATGGAGCAGATCCTCAAGGTTTACAAAATGCAAAACCTGCAAGAACAGAACCAGCAACAGATCGTTTATTACCAGGCAACCCGTTTAGTATTACATCAGGAAGCACCACTATCACTGTAACAGAACCTAGTCACGGAAGATCTAGTTCAGATACAGTCGTTTTTAGAAACGTTGATGGGTCACCTGGAGGAGTTGCTTTTACAGTATTTGAAAATTCTTCAGGATTTAGTATAACAGTAACAGGAACAGATAATTATACGTTTACAATAGGATCGACTCCTACTGTAACGGAAAAAGCAGGAGGAATGTTTGTAACGGCAGGGCCGGTAACATTAACACCATAATGGCAGGAATTAGTTATTCAGGATTAATCACACAAATTAGAAACTACACAGAAGTAGACTCTAATGTTTTAAGTTCTGATCAGTTAGAGAATATTATTTTAAATGCGCAATATAGAATTATGCGTGATGTTCCTATCGACGCTGATAGAAAACAACAAATAGGTAATTTAGTTACAGGACAAGAAAGCATAAATGCTCCAGGGGGAGCTTTATTTATTAGAGCAATACAAGTTTATGACTCTACATCTGCTACTACAGGAGCAAACGTATTTTTACAGAAAAAAGACGTTACATATTTACAAGAGTATATCTCATCTACAGAGTCAGCGAAAAGAGGACAACCTAAATATTACGCTATGTTTGGTGGTGCTACTGGAGACGGAGATACTAATTCTGGCAGAATGATGTTTGCACCCGTGCCAGACACGACATATAAATTTAGAGTGCATTATAATAAAATGCCAACTACTTTAGCGTCTGATAATCAAAGTAATTATATCAGTCTAAACTTCCCTAATGGCCTATTATATTGCTGTTTGGCAGAGACATATGCTTTCTTAAAAGGCCCACAAGATATGTTGACACTATATGAAAATAAGTATAAACAAGAAGTAGACAAGTTTGGTGTAGAGCAGATCGGCAGAAGAAGACGAGATGATTACACTGATGGGGCTGTTAGAATAACAATACCATCGACAACACCTTAAGGAGTTTTATTATGGCAATAACATCGGCAGTATGCACAAGTTTCAAAGTTGAACTTTTAAAAGGGGTTCACAATTTTACAGCGACAACAGGAAATACTTTTAAACTAGCTTTGTACACTAGTTCGGCTTCATTAGGAGCTGGAACGACAGCTTACTCAACTTCCAACGAAATTACTAACACTTCTGGAACAGCTTACACAGCGGCAGGCGCTACATTAACAAGCGTCACACCAACATCAGATAGCACGACAGCAGTTTGTGACTTTTCTGATGTTTCTTACACTGATGCGACGTTCACAGCTAATGGATGTTTAATATATAATGATTCAGCATCAGGTGATCCTGCTTGTGTGGTGGTTGCATTTGGTGGAGACAAAACTGTAACAGCTGGAACTTTTACAATTCAATTCCCTACAGCGGACGCTACAAACGCGATCATAAGATTAGCATAGGAGTAACGACGGATGTCCGTTACTAGAACATACACAGTAACGGTGGTTAGCACCGGCTCGGGTAATAAATATTTTATTGATGGTGTTCAACAAGATACTTTATATTTAGCTGAAAGCGGAACATATAAATTTGACCAAGCAGATAGTTCTAATGCTAATCATCCTTTAAGATTTTCTACGACGAGCGATGGAACTCACAACAGCGGAAGTGAGTATACCACTGGAGTTACGACCAACGGAACTCCAGGTTCCTCTGGCGCTTACACGCAAATCACAGTTGCTACCGACGCGCCAACTTTATATTATTATTGTTCAAATCACTCTGGAATGGGCGGGACAGCAAACACACCTGCTGCAGATACGTGGGGAGCTTTAGGTTGGAGCTCAAACCTTTGGGGAACTAACGAAGAATTTGTTGTAGGTTGGGGAGCAAAAGCATGGAATGATGGTGAGTGGAATCAACTTTCTGATGAAACAATTACACTTACTGCACCTAGCGCAATTACATCATCACTTGGTGAAATTGCAGCTTTTCCTTTACAAGGTTGGGGATCAGATTCATGGGGAGATGAAGGCTGGGGTGAATCTTCATTTACAGTTGAATTAACTGCACCTGATGCAATAACATCGAAAGTTAGCGCTGGTTCTGCATGGGGTGATGATACATGGGGAGAAGAACAAGGTTGGGGACAATTTGTTTTAAATCCTGCAGATGTAATGGGATTAACAGGAGTTTCTTCAACTTCAAGTGTAGGTTCTCCTACAATAATTGGTAGCGCAGAATTTTCTATATCTGGTCAATCTGCAACTTCTTCTGTCGGATCAATAGCACCCGCTGACGTAATTGGACTAACAGGTCAATCCGCAACTTCAGCAGTTGGATCTATTTCACCAGCAGATGTTGTAGGTATAAGTGGTGTTTCTTCAACTTCTTCTATAGGTTCTATTACAATTGGATCAAGTCCTGTTGTAAATTTAACAGGGGTGTCAATAACTGTTTCAGTAGGAAGCATTGATCCTTTAGCTATTGTTCAAGGTTTAACAGGTCAATCCGCAACTGCATCTGTTGGATCAGTTACTGTTGCTGATTTAGTTTTAGGTATATCAGGGGTAGAAGCAACTTCTTCTGTGGCTGCTTTTGGCACTGCTTCTGGCTTCGGAATTCAAGCGTATTCTGATGTTGACACAGGGTCAAATTCTTCGTATACAAATGTTGCAACGGGATCAAATACAAGTTATACTGACGCTGCATAATAGGAGATAAAATATGGCATCAACATATACACCTTTAGGAGTAGAACTTCAGGCAACCGGTGAAAATGCGGGAACGTGGGGAACGAAAACTAATACTAATTTACAAATCATTGAACAAATTTCTGGCGGATATACTACTCAATCAATAGCAGGTGGTGCGCAAACTACAGCTCTTTCAGTTTCTGATGGATCAACGGGGGCAACTTTATCTCACAGAATGATTGAGTTCACAGGAACTATTACAGGAAATCAAATCGTAACTATACCTTTAGACGTTCAAACTTTTTATTTTTTAAGGAATTCAACATCAGGCTCTTACACAGTTCAATTTAAATATGCTTCAGGAAGTGGTGATTCATTTACTTTTGCAGCGAGCGATAAAGGCGATGCTCTTGTATTTGCAACTGCAAACGATGGAACTAATCCAGACATTGATACTTTACCAGCTGGTGACGTAACACTTACTGGAACACAAACTTTAACAAACAAAACGTTAACGTCTCCTAAAATAGGGACTTCTATTTTAGACACCAACGGAAACGAAGTAGCTTTAATCACAGCTACAAGTTCAGCAGTTAACGAAGTTACTTTTGTAAATGCTGCTACAGGCAATAACCCCTCACTTTCTGCTTCAGGCGGTGACACTAACGTGGGTATAGCATTAAAAACAAAAGGTTCTGGAGTAATTCAAGCAGAAGATTCAGGCGGAAACGTAGCTGCAGTTAAAATTGCAGGTAAAGAAACTATATGGGTTCCAGCGGCAGCCATGTATGCTGCAACAACTAATGGAGCTGATGCAGAACAAGTAGAAACTACAGCAACAAGACCTGATATGAAAGTATTTGATTTTGATGCTAGTACAAAACAATACACTCAATTTACAATAGCTATGCCAAAATCATGGAATGAGGGAACGGTGACTTATCAAGTGTACTGGGCCCCTTCTACTACAAACACAGGAAATGCTATTTTCGGTTTACAGGGAGTCGCTTGTGCTGATGGTGATACCATTGATGTTGCATATGGGACAGCTGTTAACGTCACAGATGCTGGTATCGGCACAGTAGAAGATCAACAAATTACATCTGAGAGTAGTGCTATAACAATCGCTGGATCTCCAGCGGCAGGCGAGCAAAGTTACTTTCAATTATTTAGAGATGCAGCAGACGGTAGTGACACTTTTACAGGAGAATGTAGAGTTTTAGGAGTTAAATTATTCTTTACTACAGATGCAGCTAACGATCTATAAGGAGAATAAATGGCAACGCAATTTGGATATAAATCTTTAGGTTTTGGATCTGGAGCTTCAGGAGTAGCCCCACTAGACGTAGATTTTTTAATTTTAGCTGGAGGTGGATCTGGATCAAGTAATTTCCATGCAGGAGGAGCAGGAGCTGGTGGATATAGAACGTCCTTTCCTGGTGGAACTAAAATTACTATTGTAGGCGGAGCAAATACCGTAACTGTAGGACAAGGAGGCTCTGGAAATAATGGACCTTACGCTCCAGGAAATAACGGCGGTGATTCATCGGTTGTAACTGCTAACGGAACTTTTACATCTGCAGGAGGCGGTGCCGGAAGACACACAGGAGCCCCAGCTGAAGTAGGACAAGGTGGATCCGGAGGCGGAGGATTTTATCAAGGAGCTGGAGAAGGTAACGTTCCACCAACAACACCACCACAAGGTAATGATGGCGGAGCACCAGCGCATCCACAAGGATCTCCAACACCAAGCTTTCCTAACGGAGGCGGTGGCGGAGGAGCAGGCGGAGCAGCACCAACAGGTAATACAGGTGGTGGCCCTGGCGCATCTAATAGCATTACAGGAAGTTCAGTAACTCGAGGAGGCGGCGGTGGTGGCGGCGGCCAAGGTGGATCACGATCAGGTGGATCTGGCGGCGGCGGAACTGGCGCAAGTTCAAATACACAAGGTGGCAGTGGTGGCGGCGGCCAAGGTGGCGGCGGCGGTGGCGGCATGTACCCTAACGGTCCAGGCGGACCTGGTGGTAGTGGTATTGTTATTGTTAGAGGACCAGCTAATGCATCTTTTTCTGTTTCACCTCCAGATAATTCAGTGACAACAGACCCTTCTTATAAACTAGCTACTTTTAACGTATCAGGCACTCTGACGTACGATGGAGGTGGTTAATGGCTAAACAAGCTGCCCTTCTTGACGCTGCAAACATTGTTAGAAACATAATTGTCGTTGCTGATGATGTTGTTCCCAATGTAAAAATTTATTGTGAAAAAAGATTTAAAGGAATATGGGAAGAATCTTTTACAGATGGAACTAGACAAAGACCTGCCTCAATAGGTGGCTCTTATGATCCTGTAAAAGATGTGTTTATTAATCAACAACCTTTTCCTTCTTGGACTTTAGATGAAAATAATGATTGGCAACCACCCGTGCCGATGCCTGAAGGTGACTACGATACATATAAAAGAAGAATGTGGGACGAAGCAAATCAAAGATGGATTGCTTTTAATCAAAATACTAATGTTGAGTATTATTGGGACCCTGCTACTTCAAGTTGGACTCAGCTCTAATATTGTGTGGCACACCTAAGTGTTTTCTACCATCGAATAAATTAGTCTTATCTTTTGCATCATTATAGTGAAGAAATACTTGACTACAAAACCTACCTGTAAATTTTTCTCTCCAGTGCTCCAACTCACAACCCCTGTAAATTAACATATCTCCAGGTTTTAAATTTATCTTTTTACCTTCTATAAAAATAGGCCATGGATCTCCGCCTAAATTAAGAGTCGTAGAAAAATCACAAGATTTTCTATCTATATGTTTATGTAAAATACTATCCTTTTCATAAACTCTTGCGTAGGCATAAGTTGGTATTAAAGACATTTTCAAATGTTTTTCGCATACTGGTTTAGCCATAACTAAAAGAGTTTCCATCGCAACATCTCCATAAGTTGCAAAAGCGTTAGGACATTGCGAATCAGGATAATCTCCATAAAGACCATCAGGTATTAGCTGCCTCTCTCTAAGTGTTAAAAAAGCCTCTCTTTTAAGTCTTAAATAATTAGAACAAAAGTCTGCCATGATAGGATCAAGAACTTTTCTAACAACTTTATATTTAAATTTTTTCATTGAAAAGATGGCCCTCTAAACCACATGACTAAAGAATATCTAACACCCTGTGTGACAGGTGTAACTTTATGAAAAGTATAACTAGGAAAAACTACTATAGTGCCTTTCTTCTTAAACAATTTGTTAGTTAATATTTTATTTTTATTTTTTCCGGTCGTTGTACTAAGTAAAAGCTCTCCACCCTTATATTCTTTTTCATCTGTTAATTGTATGGTTGCAGATAATTTTCTCTGTGAATTTTGAGGTTGACCTTTTTGATTCTTATCAAAACTTAAATCTTGATGCCAATCATAGTGTTGATTTTTATCATAAATTGTAAATTGAGCTGCTTCAGGATTATTATAAATAAAATTCCAATCTGCATTAATATTAGCGTCATTTACAAATGACCATATAAGATTACGTAACCAAACATCGTCCAACCAAACAACGTCTGAATCTCTAAGTTTAGTTAGATTTTTGTTAGTTTTGTCTTTTATACCATCTACCAAAGCTTTATTTTTTTGCCGTGACAAACCTATTTTGACTATTTCATCACATATGCCTTCGGGTAAAGCGTTTACAAAATACCAATAATTATAATTACTTATCATTTTTCTTCCTAATTTCTGTTGCAGATATAGACTCTATCTTTTCTGGTAAAGATATTTTTTCAATCAAATATCCAACGTCTCGACCATAACATATATTTGTTATGTTTGGAACCCTTATAATTTCAAACATTCCCCTATACTCTCTAAGTCTTTTTATAATTTTTCTTCTTACAGTTTTAAAAGGATATGGGTTTTCATCACCATCGCAGTGTCTAACCATAATCACAACTTGGCCCGTCTTTTCTAATATTTTTTTAAAAAGCTCAAAATGACCCTCATGAAAAGGTTGAAATCTTCCTAACATTTGTGCTGTTGGTTTTTTATAATTTATCACGTATCTCCTTAATTACATCTTGATAATCAAAGTTTTTAATTTCAAACGTGCATGAACTTGGTTTTTCAAACATTTGATTGGTGTCATCAAACCTACCTTTCTTAATTGTATTCATCCAAATTTTTACATCGTACTCATGCCTATCCTCGTCAAAAGGGCAAACAAAATCTATAATGGCGTGGCCATCAACAAGAGAAGATAAGCAAGCCATTCTTTGAGCTTGTCTCGTTCTTCCGTCCATGGAAAAATCCCAATCATTAAACATCTTTCTTACTTCATCAGCATTAAAATAAGCATGGCCTGCGGACAGCTGTCTAGCAAAAGTAGTTTTACCTGAACCCGGTAATCCAAAAACTAATATCCTCATATTTTTAATACTCCTAATCCTCCACCCAACGATCCTCTTAAAAAAGTATTGAAGGCTAAACTAATTCTAACGTAATCTTGTTCATTAGCAAGAACTCTATGAGTTGTTGAGGACGGAAACATAATTAATTTTCCAGTTTGCACAGGGACACTAAATATTTTACAATTAAATGCATTGTAATTTTTTACATTAGGAGACAATAAGTTGTATGATTTACCTAAAAAATGAATAGAATCATTTTTTTCTTGAGCATTAATATATAAAACTCCCGATATTAAAGAATTAGAGTGACAATGTTCTTGATGATATTCATTCTTATTTGAATAATTAATCCAAGACTGTGTAATTTCTAGTTTTACAGGATCTGAAGGAGACATAATTCTCTCTAAATAATCATCGCAACATTTTTCTATGTAGCTTTTTATGTTCTTAAGAGCAGGTCTTTTTAAAATATAATCATCTTTAGTATATGAATTACTAGTATTTTTAATTATATCTTTCTTAGAATTAATTATAAAACTAATTTCTTTTTTAGAAAATTTTCTATTCATATTGTTTATATAAAGAGGAGTAGAAAAAATATGTTGAATTATAGGTTCGTTTATCATAATTAAAAAATATTAATTTGAACGTTTGAATATTTATTTATTATTTTTTTGCTTAAAATCTTTTCTACTTTTATTTTACTTAAAGACACATCTTTAGTTCTTATTTTATGTAAATTATTTCCAACAACAGAATCATCATATTTTAAACCATTAATGTTTATTTGTTTTAAATTTTTTAATTTATGTTTATATTTAGGAATATTTAAAAAACTATATATCTTATCTAGTGTTACTTCTGTATTTAAAACAAGATCTTTATAATTTATTATTAATCCATTTTTCTTATTACAAGGGACCATTAAATTTGCCATACAACTTAATTCTTTCATAATTAAACCATCCGGTTCCATTAATAGATCACATATTTCATCATCGTTGTTAGTTCGACCCCCTAAAAAGTTTACAGGATTTTTCTTAGACCATGACACAAAAGAAGCAAGCACTTCTAATACGGGTCTAAAAAGAAATATAATTTTTAAATCCTTATCAACATAGTTAACTAAATACTCAAAATTTTTAGGCATGCCTGCTAAACCTCTTTCTATTATATACTTTTGCTTCCAGTCTTTATAGAAACTTGGATAAATATTTTTTAATAAGTTACGAAGAGATTTATTATTTGGTGAATTTTTATATTCTAAAGTTTCTTCAACTTTACTAATGGCGTCGGTAATGTTTAACGTAAATGCATTTGGAGTGCAGGCTATTTGTGGGTTTTGATTTAATAAAGAAGTAAGTAAAGTATTACCGGCTCTAGGTAAACCACATAAAAAATAAAACTTTTTATTTTCCATTTAAAAGCAAGTATTTTATTTTTTCTTTCAAATGAGCTATATCGCCAAAAAGTTTATCATTCATATCCATCATAAACCTTAATTGATCTTCAAGTTTTGTTATTGTTTCCTTGTAAGCAACATTAACTTGAACCTCATGTTTTTTAACTTGTTTTTCCATGTCTAGCTTTTCAGCTAGGTCTTTTATAATCTCATCCTTATCCATATTGATTTCTTCCTTTTAAAGGTGTATACCACAAGTATTATATAAAGCAAGAGCTATGAGAAAACACAACTTTGATAAAAATACTCATATTCAGGGATATTACATACCCCATAAAATATGTGATGACTTGGTCAAATTTTTTAAAAAAATTAAACACAGGCACTCTCCTGGAATTACAGGATACGGCATTAACAAAGATGCAAAAGATAGTATTGATGTTATTCTAAATTATAATGACACAGCATTAGATCCATACACAGAAAAACTACAAAAATGCGTAGAGGATTATGAAAAATGTTATCAAGGTCTACATGGTGTAGGTAGATTTGCACCCAATGCAGAGGGAGTAAATATTCAATACTATAAACCAGGAGGAGGTTTTAAAAACTGGCATTTTGAAAGGACTGGCATTTTAAAAAGTAGGCTCTTAGTTTTTATGACTTATCTTAATGATGTTCCAAATGGTGGCACAGAATTTTTTTATCAGAAAATAATCACTCCTGCTAAGAAAGGTTTAACTTTAATATGGCCAGCTGAATTTACACATTTACATAAAGGTCAAATTGCTAAACACGAAAAGTATGTTATCACTGGTTGGTATAATTATATAGGCTAATGAAAATAAAAAAGAATTTTTTATCAAAAACAGAACTACAGTCTTTAAAAGAATTAATGCTCGCAAGCGACTTTGCTTGGTACTACAAAGAACATCAAGTAGAACATGAAAAGGATCATCCTTTTTTACATCATTCAGTGTATAGACATGGACTTATAAACTCTCCTTTTTACGAAAGTCATTTTAAATGTTTAATAAGAAAGTTAAAAGTTAATATGTGTTCTGAAGTCAGAGTTAATTTAATGATGAGAGACGCTAAAAGATATCATTCTGCATATCACATCGATAGACCTTTTAAATGTAAGACAGCAATATATTATATAAACACAAGCAATGGGTATACTGAATTTGAAAAGACAGGCAAGAAAGTATTTAGTGAAGAAAACAAAATAGTAATTTTTGATTCTTCATTAAAGCACAGAGCAGTATCGCCGACTGATGCTTTTGCAAGATATGTTGTGAATATTAACTATGTATGAAAATAGAAACAAAAGATAATTTTATAGAAGACAAAGAACTTTTTAAAAGTATCAAAGATACTTTATTTGGAGGTGATATACCTTGGTACCATTCTTCATACGTAGGAGATCTTACAGATCGTACTGGATATTTTTTTATTCATCATCTTCACTTTGAAGATAAGTTTAGAAGTCCCTTTGCAGATACCCTATTACTACCTCTCTTATATAGATTACCTATTAAAAAACTGTTGAGAGCAAGAGTAAATTGTTATCCTAAATCTTGTAAAATCATATACAACAAACTACACACAGATGACGATTTTCTTCACAAGGTAGCTCTTTTTTCAGTTAACACTAATAACGGATTTACTTATTTTGAAGACAAAACTAAAATTAAGTCTAAAGAAAATCAAATGATTTTATTTCCTGGTCACATAAAACATTGTAGTGTTATGCAGAGAGATACAAATTTAAGGATAAATATTAATATTAATTATTTATAATATGTTTTTTCCAACTACAGTAGCCGATAACTTTTTTTCTAATCCATATAAAGTTGTAAAATATGCTAATACTTGTGAGTACGGATACTCGCCAGATGGTCGATGGCCTGGACAAAGGACTAGATACATACACACTTTAAATCAAGATTTGTTTGTTCACACATGTTACAAAATACTTTCTATTCTTTATCCAACAAACTATCTGTCTTTGGACTTTCGAGCTAAACAACATTTTCAAAAGATTAATTTAAATGATTACGATAATGGTTGGATTCATAATGATGGAGTAGATAATAATTTATTTACAGCAATTATATATTTAAGTGAGCACGATGATTGTGGAACAAGTTTATATCATTTAAAAAAAGATTCTTTTGAGGCTCTGCATTCTAATGAATTATCTCAAAGAGATTTCTATTTAAATGTTAAAGATAGAAAAAAAAGAGAAGAAGATAAAAGACGTTGTAAGATAAATAATGATCCCTATGAGGAGACAATTCGAGTCAACTCAAAATTAAATAGAGTTGTTATGTTTGACGCAAATCATTATCATGCAGCGCATGACTTTCACTTATCAAAATTAAAAAAACAAGAGAGGCTAACGTTAATTACTTTTTTTAATGAATTAAAAACTAAAGATGGAAAAAGAATTTATTTTCCACTAGAGCCTAATAGAAACCATTATTAATGATTATAAAAAAACATAAAGATATTCCAGCAGTTGTTGTAGATGATTGGTATACTCCTGAAGAATTAAATTTAATTTGGAAACAATTAAATTTTTTTACACAAAAAAATATGATGGAACGCGCTGAGGTTTCAGGCTCAGTTGCAAGAAAACCTGAAACAAACGAAGCTAAAGGAAGAAATGCTAGAATATGGTTAGACAATTACTTTACTCAAGAAGGAAGCATGTTTAATATTATATCTAATTCTTTGACATCTAAACTTACTCATGATTTTAATAATCTTGTATCAAGTTGTTCAGAGCAATTTACAAATTTTGTTACAACAAATACAAATACCAATTTTGTTTCTTATTACGAGAATAATGATGAGTACGATTATCATTTTGATACCAGTATGTTTTCAATGTTAATTTGGCTTTATAAAACTCCTAAAAAATTTAAAGGAGGAGAGTTTTCTTTTAAAAAAGAAAATAGAAAAATAGAACTTAAAAATAATAGAATGATACTTTTCCCATCATATTTAGAACACAAGGTTACAAAACTTAATATGAAAAACTCTGGAGACAATAATGGTAGATATACCATAACTCATTTTTTTAACTATGATCCTTTTAAATAAAAATTACATTAATGTTGATGGTTTTGACTTTAACACCTTGGCTGAGGTCATTGACCATACTAATAGTAAATCAGTAATATCTAGTAATTATCTTAATGAACAAATTTTAGAATCTTGTTTTCAATTAAAAGGTTCGCAAACACATAGCTTTTTTAAAAACATTTGGACCACATTAGAAAAACAATATAATCCAACAGGATCTAAAGATTCTTCAATAGATATTTTTTTTAGTTTCTGCGCTGGGGGTAGAAGTATTGCCCATGCTGATTTTGAAGATGTGTGTATATTTGGCCTGTATGGAAAGACGATTTATCTAATAAATAATAAAGAATATCCTTTGTCAAAAGGAGATTTTTTATTTATACCTAAAAACACAATTCATAGAGCTGTAGGAATTACTCCTAGGATCGTAGGCTCTTATGGAACATGGGAAAAAACGACTAGATTATAGACATAAAACCAGTATAATGGTAAATTATGGCATTACAAAAAGTACAGTTCTTACCAGGCTTCAATAAACAACTTACCGAAACTCAGGCTGAGGGACAATGGGTAGATGGTGATAATGTTAGATTTAGATATGGCTCACCAGAGAAGATAGGTGGATGGAATCAATTAGGTGAAAATAAACTTACTGGTGCAGCGAGAGCCATGCATCACATTGTAAATAGTAGCGGAGTAAAATATTCAATCATAGGAACTAATAGAATATTATATGCATACTCAGGAGGTGTGTTCTATGACATACACCCGATTCGAGAAACAAACACACTTACAAGCGCCTTTACTACAAGTAACGGATCAGCTGTAGTCACAATAACTTTTTCTTCAGGACATGGTTTAAATCCTGGAGATATAGTTTTATTAGATAATTTTACTACGATCACAAACTCAAACTTTAGCTCTTCTGATTTTGATGATAAAAAATTTATGGTAACCAGCACACCAACCAATGTTACAATTACAATAACTATGTCATCAAATGAGTCTGGATCAGGTGCTACAACATCTGGGGGTATTAGAGTTCAATCTTATTATGCTGTTGGACCTGCAGAACAGTTGCCTGGTTTTGGTTGGGGATTAGGTTCTTGGAGTGGTGAGGCTTCAAACCCACAAACATCAACTTTAAACGGAGCTCTAGGTGACAACACGGCAGGAACGGGTGGATCAGGGACAAGCATAACATTGGCGAGCACAACAAACTTTCCATCGACAGGAACGAACTTTATAAAAGTAGGAACAGAAGAAATATCTTACACGGGAGTTTCTGGTAACGACTTAACAGGAATTACAAGAGCAGTTAGAGGGACAACAAGAGCTGCACACTCAGACGGAGCTACTGTAACAAATACTTCAGACTTTGTAGCGTGGGGCGAGGCAGCTTCGGGTGACTTAGTTATTGATCCAGGTCTTTGGTCTATAGATAACTTTGGTAATAAAATTATTGCACTAATACATAATGCACAAGTTTTTGAATGGAACGCAGATTTATCTAATGCAAACGCAACAAGAGCTACAATTATTTCTGGTGCACCAACAGCATCTAGAGATATGATTGTATCTACACCGGACAGACACTTAGTATTTTTTGGAACAGAAACAACAATAGGAACACCGACTACACAAGATCAAATGTTTATTAGATTCTCTAATCAAGAGGATATTAACACTTACACACCTACGGCCACTAACACAGCAGGCACACAAAGACTTGCAGATGGTTCTAGAATTATAGGAGCCGTTAGAGGTAGAGATGCCATTTACATTTGGACGGACACAGCCTTGTTTACTATGCGTTTTATTGGTCCGCCCTTTACTTTTGGTTTTGCGCAAGTAGGAACTAACTGTGGACTAATAGGACAGAACGCTGCGGTAGAAGTGGATGGTGCTGCATACTGGATGTCAGAGAACGGTTTCTTTAAATATGCTGGTGCTCTAGAATCTTTACCGTGTCTTGTAGAAGATTTTGTTTTTGATGATTTAAACACAACAGCCAATCAACTTATAAACGCTGGACTAAATAATTTGTTTGGTGAAATTAATTGGTTCTATTCTTCGTCAGGTTCTACAGTTGTAAATAGAGTTGTAACCTATAACTATTTTGAGTCCACACCGCAAAGACCAATATGGACAACAGGCACATTAGACAGAACAACCTGGCAAGACTCTGCCGTATTTGGTAAACCACATGCTACAGATTATGATGCTGACTCT